CACCCATACCACCCATACCACCCATAGGATCTTCACCCTCTTTAATTTTTTCAACGATGCGAGTTTCTTCAGCTTCCTTAACCAAGTTTTCTTTAATGTCTACAATTTCGCTGTCGGTTAATTTTAAGATATCCTTCTGAATATATAGTCTAGATATCAATGGTGAGTCTGCCATCTGTTGTGCTGTGCTGAATCTCTTATCTACCAAGTCAAGATTCATCATTTCGGTTACTGTCGATGGGTTAGTCAACTGTAGATTGAAATTATAGATTGCTTGTTCGTCATATCCCTTAAGATACAAGTGAATCAAACCAATCTTAGCTAATTCTGATATTACAATCTTTTGAATTCTTTGAATGGTTCTGGCAAATTTGATATCTTCTTGAGCCAGAGTTCCCTTACCAGCCAAATCTTCTTCTGCCGTAAGGTATGACTTAGGAACACCTAACGATATAAATAGTTTGTTCTGTAAGTATTGGATATCTTCGATAGCTGCGGCATTCTCTCCACCGGGAAGTGTTTCGATTCTACTACCTCTGTCTTGTCTTACAGGAACAAAGAAGTCCTCTAAGATCGACTCAGGGTTGAAACGTAAATCTTGGTTACCAGTAGACTCATTAATGATTGGTGTTCGTCTGAGCTTGTCTCTGGTCTGTTGCAGGTAAGTGTCAACATCTTTTGGGGGAATGTTACCAACATCAACATAGAATACGCGACGTTCTGGTGCTCGTGTAATGCGATAAATCAACATAGCATCTTCGGCCATGAGCAGTTGTTTGTAAACTTTACGTGAAGAATCCAATGCACTTCTACCATAGGGAAGGAACCTATCGTCACCTAAGATTCTCATATGAGAAACTTGGTAGTTTTCAAACGATGTATTACCTTGTGCCAGCCACCTGAACCTCAAACTGTTCGGGTCGTTATTCCAACCTTCTTCTCTGTTAACTTCGTATACTGGTAGGGCAATTGCACCAAGCACACCTTCACCTTCTACTAAGTCTAGTAGATTGAAGTGATCACCATACTTACACATATTACGAATCCAAGTCCATAGATGAAACTCAATGTCCAATCGTTCATAATACAGTTCTTCTAATTCGTTCTGAAGTTTTTCATCATCAGACACAACCTGAAGTACACTACCCTCTGCACCATAAACCATTGAATCGTCAGCATAGATATCTAATGCTCTTGAGATTTCTGGATAATGGTCCATCTCTTCGTAGTCTTTGTAACGTTCTAATCTTTCAACACTACCTTGTAGGGTTTGCTGATAAATTGATTGAGCGGCACGTTGAAACGAATCGAACACTTGTCGTTGCGTTCTCATACTTGGGCGTTCTGTTGGGATTTTATATTGTGCAGAACCACCTGTTAGTATTTTCTTAAGTATATCAAATTTAGTTGCCATCGGCTATCCCAATCTTGTTAATTCTATGTGAAACTGTTTTTCTTTTAATGCCATAAATATCACCTATATGATGTCGTTTACCCATAATTTTATCCAGAGAACTCTTGCCTATATAATTTTTTTCAGATTCATCTATCTTATATGTTTCATATATTACAAACTTACTAGCCATATATCTTTCCTTTTTTTAACCCATACTCTTTATACCAAGAGCAATGATTACCGGCACTGTACCGGCTGTTAATCCCCATAAACCTGACTTGATTTTCAACATTGCTATTTCTACCTTTAAATCACCAACGTCTGTTCTAAGCAACTCTATCAAAGTGCTCAATCGTCCCATTTCATGTAAGACCAATTTTTGGTCCCGTTCCCAAGATGGGACTCCCATAGCGTCTGTCATACCCTATCCCCAGTTTTGCCCTCAAACTTCACTTTAAATGGACACCAGAAGGTGAGTTCAGATGCAATCATAATATAACCAACTTGATCAGGGCCACCATTAAAGTATGGGTAATATTGAACCACAAAATCTACATTATTGCCATTTACATCACCAACAAATTCATGTACAATTGTTTCTCCAGCAATCACTCTTTCATGTTTTTCTTTAATGGTTTCCCATATCTTATCACCCACAACTTCTTTTACTGTGTGATCAATAATATCGTTCATTTCTTTCTTAAAAAACTTGCAACATCTTTCATTAGCAAATCGATACACCATTTTCAAATCCATCATACAAACAATCACTGAAGTGTGATCTAATATATACTCCAACATGGTTGAACGGTCTTTGAAGTTTACAAAACTTTCAAAATGTTGAGATACTCTAGACTCCAATTCTTCACAATTTTTCCTAGAAGTTTCTATCTGTTCTCTGATTTCATTTCTATAACCAGAATGGACAACAGCTTTCACCCCATCTTCTACTCTTCCGGCCAAAGTTTTTATAACATCCACCTTAAATCCTCCTTCTGTCCATTAGGTAGATCCATTATAAAAGTGGACTCTATCTTTTGTTGATCACTTTGTACAATACCATACTCATACGGAGTTTGATTAAATTCCATCCCACCCAACAACTGTTTCGTTACAAGTTCATCAGCGCTACTAAATCTCATAGTAGTGAATCTAACATACATCCCTAATGCTAGAGCCATTATTAAATCATCGTTGTAACCATCTAATGCTTGTTCTTTTCCATTATAAAAAATGAATGTCTCTATCTCTTTAAATAGTCTATTAGAATGTAATATAATTTCATGTTGTCTTATATCTTCTTCCAGACGAGTAATTGCTGCTGGTCTTGTCTTGGACGATGTGGTAAATCCAGGCACAGCATTCTTAGGTGGATTGTATGGATCGTAGTATAATTGAGATGATGAATTGGATTCGTGAATCTTAGCTAGATCCTTTACTGTCCAATACACATTCTTGTAATCTAGTTCAATAATTTTCATTACAACGTGGTGACCTATCGAAGCATTCTCTACAACTACGAAGGCATTGTTGTATTGTACTGCTGTGTTAAGTATTAGATGGGCATAAGCATCTGTAGTGATCTTACCCTTATATTCAGCAACCTGTTCGTACCCCTCAATATCAATGACGTGGAAGGCAGAGTAATCTTTACCATCACCTCTAGCAACGTCACATGATATGATGTACTGTCTATTGTAGTTTGGATACTTCCATATCCATAGGTTCTTATCAACCCATGTTTTCTCTTCAGGTTCTCTTAGGTATGGACTCTTACCGTCATCAAGTTTTTCATCTGCTGATGGGTGTTCAGTATACCACTCTAACGCCTTCAATGATACAACATTATTACCTGACTGTATAAAGTCACAATCATGTTCCTGAGCGAAAGCATGATCGCCAATTTTTCTTCTTTCAACCCTAGCCCATTCATCATCTCTATCTGGATGTTGTGACCAGTGAATCTTGATAGGATTGAATCCAATAATCTTTCCGCCAACGTTATCGGTCATACCAGCTTCTGCTTCGTTGTATGTCTTGTGAAACCAATTTCCCATCCCATTCGGAGATGACAGTGCTATGCAGTCCCCACCAGTGGCTAGTGTCGGTTGTGCAGCTACCCAAATGTCATCCATCTTATTAATGAAGGCTGCCTCGTCTAGCACAAGCAAACTAAGTGATTCTGAACGAGCAGCATCGGGTGTGGACGGTGATGCCTTGATTTTTGAACCATTGGCTAACTCAATGCTCTGTTTGTTGTCTGTAACCATTTCGGCTTGCATCCATTCAGGAATACCTTGAAGAAACACCCTAACCTTATCAACCATGTTCTGAGCAGTGTCGCGTTTGGTAGCAAGTATGTAAATCTCTTTGTTCTTAAAGAAGTTTGCCATCCAAGCCGCATAACCAGCTACCAACGTAGATAGACCTAACTGTCTAGCTTTAAGTACAACATTATATGAATGGTTTAGAAAATCATCTACGGTATCATTCTGAAAATCCCACAGATCAAAATTAATGATTCCTCTTTGTGGGTGACGAATGTGTCCATAGTTCTTCATAAACCATGCTGGGTCTTTGCGACACTGTATGTATGCTTCAGTTTGTTTTTTGTTCATAATGTTTGATATCTAGGAATGAATTCTCTATTAACGTTTCTCACGGAGACAATGTTTTCCAATATAAAACTCTTTGTGGTTTTAGTTCGACCCTTACCTTTTTTATAACCACCTGTCGTATCGTGTGCATACAAATACCAATAACCACCTACTTCTTTTACTTCGTATGGTTCAACCATTCTTGTTATCTGTTTCTTGTCTCTTTCTCTCTTATATGTGAGAGACATAAGTTGATTGTTTGCCATACATTCTGAAACAACATCAACAACACGGGCTTTATTCATCAGAGTCAGTTATATTTTTTATTTTGATAAGTTTGTAGGTTGGTTGCAATCCTGTTTCCAATTCTGTTCTTTTCTTATAAGTTTGTAACATCATCAAGATATGTAACTGAATAACAGAATCTTCTCCAGCTTTAGCTAATTCAGCAACAGGTAATTCTTTGATTCCAAGAATCTTTATGCCACTGGTAACCAAATCATACTTCAACTGACTTATTTTCTCATCCTTGTTCTTACTAGTGGAAAATGGAATTGAAACGATCACTTTATACTTGTATATATCCTCACGGGGTGGTGAGTCGTATTTGCCTTCACCCATCAACTTATATGTCGAAAGAATCAGATAAACGTCTTTGTCGGTCATCATATTCTTAATGCTGTGTTGCATTTTAGAGAGATGTGGTTTATCAAAACCCATTGACATAATTTGTGGCATAAGGACACTGATCATTTGTGTCGCGCCTTTTTCATTGCCTTGGGCATTCAAATCCTTGATTTGGAAAAGAGCTTTCTCAATACTAACAAGTTGATCGTCATATGTAACGTCATCTTCTTTAAAGAGAGCTAATATCTCTTCTTTGATAATCTTTTTTAGTTCCTGCTCTGTGGTCATATTATCTCTCTATGCCTTATAACTAACTTTGTGTGTACGCAACTTAATGTCTGGATGTTTCTTTTTTAACCCTTTAATCGCTGTTATATTAGCTTCAGAGTCATCAAACACTTCAATATCATCATACCCAGCCTTAATTTGTTTTTCAATCCAATTTTTTTTGAACTTCGGGGCTGCTGCTGATGCTGGTTTAGCAACTACTTGGACCTTTACTCCAATAGACTTCAAATAATTCTTAACAGGGTTTCTTTTTGCTCGAGCTGTCAAAATTACAGTTTTCCTTCCGCTACTCCCTTTATTTAATACATTTTTGAGCACTTTGAAAATCGGTGGTATAATTTTGGGGTCATGTACCTTATCAAACTGTGGAAATTGTGGTACACCGTCCTTAAAACCTTTTGGTTTGGTGTCTGAAGATGTATGCACAACTGTGCCATCAAAGTCAAAGACGCGAAGTTTCTTATCTTCAAGTAATGGTGTTAATTTCACTTGCCACGTTCTTTATTGTATGCAGACCACGCAATTTTAAAAGGAATATCTGAATCAGCACCATATTGTTGTTTTGCTCTCTTAATCATCTTCTCATACTTCTTACCGGGAGGCGCAACCTCTTCCATTTCGTTGCCACATTCACACATCTCTTCTTCACAACCGCACTCTGAACATTCTGTATTTAAAGCTTCGCTAAGTTTCATCTGAATTTATCCTTTATTGATTTCAAAACGTTATCTATTTTCATACCACTACTTTTCTTCTTGATAGGTTTGAAATCTTTCGCAGGTTTTTGTGGTGCAGGTTCACTTGATCCCCATTTACCATCAGCACCCTTAACCAATGGCTTAAATTTCTTTTTAGCATCAGACTGTGGACCTTGTGATTTAGGTTTGTTACGACCAAGAGTAGGATCATCATCTGCGTTGTAGTCACCAGCAGCAGCACGGTCAGCACTACTAACCTTAGAAAGTTTC